CTAAAATTAAATTGCTTACGTATTTTGCTGGAAACTTAGTTAAAGTTTTTACTCTTATTGTAAAATATATAATTTGATTAGAAAAATAATTCGTATCAAAATTAAATGTATTATCATCATAACCATAACCATCAATACCATTAGTAGAAAATTTTAATGTACCAACAGGGTGATTTTCATTTGATAAAATTGCATTTTCTTTTAAATCAATTTTAGCATTAGCGGTAATTTGATTTAACACCGGTAAATTATTACTTGGTAAGTTATAATATTCTCTTTCGGGGTCAACTACTGCGGTGGTATCAAAATTAGCAAATATTTTTATTTCAGACATTTATAATATTTATAAACAGCTTTAAAAACTATAGAAAAAACATATAGATAACATAAATATAAATATATTATGGCACGAAAATTTTTAGACCTTGTTGAAAATACAATTACTAGGATGGCTAATGGTAGTTTTCTAACCGGTGACCTAGTAAAACTTATTAGTAACTATAAAAGTAAGGATAGTTATAAGCAGCTATCAGATGCGCAAAAAAAATATATTGATGAATATTTTGATTCAGACAAAAACTATTATATAGTTAATATTATAACAAATACCCAAACAGCGCCTCCAGCTAATGCTGACAATAGAGGTACTTCTTTTTCTGCAACAGTTGCTAGAGAATTAGCAAATGGAAGATATGATAATCAAGGTAAAGTCACCGTTCCTTCTGATATTTTAGATAGAATAGATACTGGTATTAATAGACACCCAGTACCTGATTCAGATAGATACGATAATAAAGTACAAATTGATCCTAAAGAAGTCGAAGAAGAAGATGAAATCGAAATAACAAGAATGACTCAACAAGGCGATGGAAATCTTAAAAAAACTGAAGTTTATTTACCAACGCAAAATACTAAGATTCCTTCATCCCCAGCAACATCTTCTCCTGCAGTTAAAGAAAATTATACTTCTAATTATATGCCCATTAACGGTTAAATCTTTTCAAGATTAACCCAGCATGCAAAAGCATTAATCTCTTTATCTAATACAAATACGTCTTTATACATGTGATCTGAAATAGTCACTATATATTGACGTTTTTTATTGTCATCTAAACTAGAAGAATAAACATAATTTAAATACTGTTTCATTAAGTTATGATAATCCCCTTGAAACTCATTTTCATTTTCAATTAGATACTTTCTAAGTTTTAAGGAATCTTTAGATATAATATGCTTATGTATTACATTAACTATCTCTTTACTATCAACACTATGGTCTACGGTAAAGATATTACCTATAGTAGCTTTTTGAATACTATTTAAAACTTTACGTATATCAGGATAGCTTTGCTTAATTAAGTTAACGAAGTTAGGTTTCTGATCAGTTTCTATTTTTATACCTTCTTGCTTTACAATATCAATAACTCTCTTAACTACATCATCAAACGGGGGAGTTAAATCAAAGAATTGGGTTCTACTTTGAATAGCAGGTATAATTTTATGCTTATAATTAGCGGTTAAAATAAAACGAGTCATACTACTATATTCTTCCATTGTATTGCGTAGTGCGCGTTGCCCGTCAATGGTAATACCATCGGCCTCATCAAGTATTACTACCTTATGGTTCCCATCAAGAGACTTAGTTTGACTAAAGCCAACTACCTTAGAACGTATAGTATCTATACCGTTTTCATCTGACGCATTTATATATAGATATTGACATTCTAGTATATCATTAACTAATATTCTAGCTAAGGTAGTTTTACCTAAACCCGGAGTACCCACAAATAATAAATTAGGTATTTCATCAGTAATAGATTCAAAATATTTTCTATTACTATCTGATAATACTAAATCTAATAGATTAGTAGGCCTATACTTCTCTACGTATAAGTTATTAAACATTATTTTTTCTTACGTTTAGTAGGCTTAGTTACAGTAACTGTTACCGTCTTACGTATTTTAGCATTTCCTACTTTTCTTTCAGTTATTTTTTGTCTAGTTACTTTTCCCATAATTAATTATATCTCAGTTCCTATTTTATATAAAGTATATTTTGTAGTTAATTCATCGTTAATTTTTATATCTTTAATAACTTTTAAATAATTTATATCACCGTCATAAACTAAACAACAGTTAGGATTCTCAGAATGATTGACAAAAGCCCCTAAAGGTGTTCTTATATAATCTTGGTGAAAAAAACCACTTTTGTATTTTATATGAGATATACCTAAATTAGTATTTTTATCTATAATTTTAGTTGCAAATAAACCTAAACCTTCTATTTTAGATTTATCAATAGTTAAGTTTTCTGGTAATGGTCTATACATTATTTACCTGAAGAACCAAAACCTGCATCTCCTCTTTGAGCTTCCTCAACTTTTTCAGCCCATTCAACTACTGTATTATAAATTTTCTCTATTTTAATTTGAGCTACTTTATCACCTTTTTTATAATTATAATCTTTATTTGAAAAATTATATATTTTTACTGCACAATCTCCACGATATCCATTATCAATTTCCCCTAAATGAGGTTGTAAACCAGCTTTAAAACCTAAACCTGACTTAGGTCTTAAAACAAAGCCATACCCTTCTGAAATATAACCAACGGTAATACCTACAGGTACTATACCACTACCTACCTTAACATCATCTACCGGACCATAAGTACTTCCAGGAATTACAGTATCTTCTACTGCATATAAATCAAAACAATTATCCCCCTTATGAGCTTTAGTAGGTAATTTAGCATCTTCATGCGTCTTAACAAACTTTATAACTACATTATCCATACCTCTATTATAGTGTATTACTTTAATTATTCAACTTTATATTAAATATTTTAATGGACCAAGATGTAGATATAGTAGTTGATGATTTAATTTCTCAATTAAAAGGCGCTGCTGTTGCTTCTAAAGAATTGAAAAAAGATGAATTTAATTTAGATAAAGAAAAATTAGAAGAATTTCTGTTAAATTATTCAGGTAAATTAATTAAAGGTACAGTAGACTATGTAGAAGAAGTAAAACAATATATTACATCTGCACCTGATTCTAGAGATGTAGATGCTCTAAGTAAATTAGTTGGAGCTTCTGCTTCTGCTATAGAAAGTTTAAATAAAATTCTTTTACAAGATAAAGCTAATGAAGCTAAAATTCAAGTTAAAGAAATGGATATTAAAAGTAAAAAAGAACTTCAAGATAGAAATAACGAACGGATAGGGTTAACAATTAATAGAGAAGAATTATTAAATCAATTAATAGAAGATGCTAAAGTAATAGAAGTTAGCGATTAATAACCACTTCCATACCCCCCACTTCCGGAACCTGCACCAGGAGATTGACCAGAAGTACTACCACCAGAACTACCTGTACCTGTATTATCTACTGCTTGCGAATTAATTTGATTTATTGTAGCTGTAGTTTGTATTGTAGTTGAAGTTTCAGTTTGAGTAGTTTGTGTAGTCTCTTGAGTTTCTAAAATATCATTTGTAGAAAACGTTTTATCGCTTTTAGTAGTAGAATAAATGTTATTATTAAACATATCTAAAACATTTTCGACCCCTTCTATGTTATTTTTATACGTAACTAAAAATGATTTATTTTCAGGTTGTTCTCTTATGTTTAAATTTTTATAAAATGTGATTAGATCTCCTAAATTTTCACCAAAATATTTGTATATACTACTAGTTTTTTCATTAACTAATTGACTCATATATATTTTTTGAAAATTATCATAAACTAAGTTTGCTCCATGGGAAGTTTTTGACATATTTTCTAATCCATAACCTGCAATATTACGCAAATTTCTTTTCATTAAAGCATCATTTTTTAATGACATTTTTTTAAAATTTTTCAATGTACTTCTACTAACTTTATTAATCATTACTGATGGCATTGTAATAGGAGCCCCAGTTTTTTCTAAGTTATAGAATGAATCAAATATAGGTGTATTTGTTAATCCTAAATTATGATTTACTTCTAAAGTCATTCCTATATCATCAGAATAGCTTGAATAAACACTTCTATTAATATCTTCTACATTTTTACTAATTATTGTCTTAAATATACTAAGTAAATTTTGAAATTTTTCATTTAGATATAATTTATAATTATTAGGTAATTCTATATTATTAATTTTTAAACTTTTATTATTTAACTCAACATATTTTTCGGTTAAATTTTTAATTACATTATCTGAACTTTTAGTTTGATCCATTTGTATAAAATAATCAACTACATCCAAAGAAACGTTCTTAAAAATGTCTAATAATTCATTACTACTTTCATAAAAGTTTATACTACCATTTATAATAGTATCAGTAAGATCTGGTAAAATATTTTTTTTATTAGTTGCCATATTAGTCTAAATTTTCGTTAAATTTTAAATCATCAAAATAATAAGTTTTTACTCCAAAAATTCTATTTATATATAAATCATCTCTTATAAAAGTATGTTCAACGTTTATTATAAAATACGTACCTAAAAATCTATCATCAAATTTATTTTTAGGGTCTAAACTTGACCTATCTATTGTAATAAATTTACCTGATCTTCTAAACATCTGACCTTTTAATGTTATTTCTACACCCAAGTTAGACATTATAGTATTTTTTAGAAGCTTATTTAAACCTTTACTTAAACGTACATTTTCATTATTACCATATAAATTATATATATTTTCATAATTAAAATTTAATTTTTTTAAATTAGTATTTATTTGAGAAGGATAAGGTTTATTTTTACCTATCATATTTTGTACATAATAGTTATTAAATTTATTTTTTGAATTTATAATATTACTATCTTTTTGCATTAAACTAAAAGTTTTATCTTCAAAATTATACTCATGAATAATTTTTGTATTAACTTTTTCATTTAGTATATCAAAACTTGTATTAAAAAACTTAAAATCCAAAGCTTGACTTTTTTCATTAAAATTAGGGGTATTTTTACCTGACTTATTACCCTGGGTACCTACTTTTAAATTACCACCTCCTGATATATCTATTTTTTCAATTGTATATGTTCCACTTTCATTACCATAATTGGCCCTATCAAAGAAACTTTTTCCGTTAATTAAAGTATATTTACCAGTAAAATAATCTTTTTTAAGTATACTAAAATCTTTTGAATCTAAATTGCTATTATGAATATTATATAAGTAATTTAAATCATCAATAGCTTTTTTATATGTATTACTACTATAATTTATTTTTGATAAACCATTTTCAAAGTCTATGTAATTGATATCTTTTGTAGTTGTATTTGATCTATCAATATAAAAAATATCATCATCACTTTGATTTAAAGTATATTTTAATATTTCTCTTAGCATTATACCTGTATAGTTACCACGTTCATCATTATCTAAATTGAATAATGGTACCCCAGATAAAGTATTTGTTTCATTAAGGTTTAAAGTATCTACTGAATTAAAATATATATTTTTTTCTAATAATTTTCTCTCGTCTAAATCATATAATTTTAATTTTTTATATAGAGTACCTTCTATTACGGTATCAGTATCTTCTATTACAGTAAATAAATTACGTAAAGAAAAGACTGAATTATATTCTTTTGATTCCTCTATTTTATAATCTTCTTTTACATTTTTTAGAGGTATAATTTCTAAAAATAATACATCTCTACCATCTCCCCTAAATGTAAAACCCTTTTGAGAGTTTAAAGAAGTAGGTACAGTTCTTTCAATAGAATGATTATCATTATATAACATTATTTCTGCTTTTAAAAAAGGATCAAAAAGATTATCAGTTAATGATATAGTATAAAGTGCTCCTTTATTTAAATCTAATCTATCACCATCTGGGTTAAGTAGAACCGCTCTTATATGATAAAATTGATTATCAATTTTAAATGAATTAGCTTTAGCTTCTGCTCCATTTAAATTATTTTTAATATAATCTCTTCTCATTGTAGTTGAGTTTCAATTGAATCAAGAATTTGTTCTACAAATTCAGGTTTTAATAGCCTTAATTTTTTACCATCTGGTAAACCTTTTACAGGGTTAGTTATTTTATTAGAAATTAAAATTAACCACCATAAATTTATAGTACCATATGCATTATAAGATAAAGTAGTCAAAGGTGTTCCTTTAGGTAAAATTACGTGATAAAATAATCTTTCATCTATATCGTCAGGTAAAGTAATTTTTTTATTTATATTATAGTAGTAAAAGTTTTTTTCCCCAGTATTATATATTTTAAATATATTTTCATAACGAGTTAAATCTAAATTTCTTAGCTCTACTATTCTATTTTGATAATTACCTTCCATTATATTTCTCCTCTTTCTCTAACTTTTATAATTGGGTCCCCTAAACTTCTAATTAAGAAATTTTTAGTTTCTTTATTTAAACCTTCAAATGTAATACTAACATTATACGCATCAGGTATAACTGAATTAATATTTGTTCTTTCAGCTATAGATTCATTATTACCAACATCCCCAAAACTGGGTATATCTATAGTCATTGTCCTTCTATTGCCTACAAAATCAACTTGGATTCTAGAAATATAACAATAAGGCATATAAGCCATACCTTCAATAAAAAACTCATAAATAACGGGCAGTTCTAATAAATTTCTATTAATTCTACCAGGTTTATTTTGATAAATTAAACCAAATATTAGTTGCCAATTTCTCTTTATATCCTCATATGAACCAGTATTAAGTAATGGAAATGATATATTAAACGTTCTACCTTCTTGACCAAATTGATATTGTTTACTTTGTTCAACATAAACACCTGGCTTATCCATAAAAGCAACTCCTCTTATTGCATCAAAACCTGTTTGTAAAGTTTCTGCAATATTATCTAAACCCATTAATTTTTGTGAATCTTCTGAGAACATATTATCAGCTATTTGATAACTATCGGTTAGATAAGGTAAAAAATATTTAAAACCGGTATCTTCGGTATAGTATAAACCATTATAGGGTTTTAGAATATCATCTTTTAAATTACCTTGATTTAAAAATCCTTCTGCTCTCTCTGTTAATTCATCGATATTATCTTTTAATTTAGTAGCCTTTTCTATTAAACCATCTTTTATACCTTGATATGATACTCCTGCTGCACTTAATGAATCATATACATTAAGAGTATTTCCTCCTACTTGAACATTGCCACTTACAATCCTATCAACAGCACTTTCCGCGACTTCTGCCCCTGCTAAAATACCATAAAAGAAATTAGCTAAAGTGGAGTTAGTTAATAATCTTTTTTCTTTTATATAAGCTGAGGGAACGTCAAGTCTTGATGATTTAGGACTTTTAGTCCATGGAAAATCATTAATTACATCTATAGGATCTGTAGCTCTATTGTTAATTTTACTATAAATTCTACCATCTCCCGTATATGTAAACGGGTCTACTGTATTGGCATTATCTCTTGATAAAATAGGTAAAATTTTATCTGAATCAAATATAAAACTATATAAATCAGGCATTATTAATATTTAATCCTGTTAAAAATTTTAGTAAATTAATAATTCATTTGTAATGATCTAAAATTATCTCCACTTTGATCAAAATTAGTTATATTATTAGGTTGATTCAGTACTTGAGGAGCATTTATACCAGTTTTCTCAAGTATAGCCTTAAGTAATAAATTTTGCTGTTTTAGTAAATCTAAACTATCATGTTCAACACTAATTAGACGCTTAAGCATTAGTGGTGTTTTATTTAAAGCTTCTTCTAAAGGTCCACTATCTTTCATAGCGTATATTGTATCTTCTGAATCAGTTTTTATAACTTTACCGCTTTTTAATATTACACCGTCGTCTATTTCAATAGCAGATTCAGCAATACCTTCATTACCTCCTAAATTACTTGTTGCAGGGTTATCTGCACCCATCATAGCGCCGAGTGGGGTGCTTAATGCCCATTCCCCTAAATCGCCAGTTTGTTCACCCATCCTATCAGCTACAAATCCTCCTATTGCTCTACCGGCTACATCACCTAGAACAGCACCTGATAAAGCACCAATTATATTACCAACTACAGGTATAAATGAACCTAAAGTACTACCTATCATTGCACCTCCTGCTCCTCCTAAAACTCCAGTAAGAGCTTTTATCAAACGTTTACCAACTGCATTGTTTAATTCAATCTGACTTATTTCACCGGCAGCATTTGATGCAATCATATCTTTAATATCTTTTGCTGCAAAAAAGCTCTCCAAAACTGGTGCTAGTAGGGGACTCTTAGCTAAACCTTTTAATAATCTAAGAGGTTTAACCGCTTTAATAGCATTTTTTACCGGGTCTAATACTTTATTTTTAACAAAAGAAGCCCCTTGTTTTACCGCACCTCCAACTTTACTACCAACTATTTTCGTCCCTTGTATTGCTTTACTTCCTATATTTTTTGCACCTTCTAATGCTGATCCTCCAATAGATTTCGCACCGCTAACAACTCTAGAAAATATACTAGGCTTTGCTGCAGCTCGAACACCACCTTTGGCTACATCGTCTACTGACCCAGCCATTGCATTTGTTACTCTACTAGCCATATTTGAAGCCCCTGTTATAACTTTTGTCACACCTCTTGCTATATCATCCCCAAAACTACCTAATCTTTTACCAATATCATCCATGGCATTTTTAATACCAGTTTTAGCTTTAGCAGCCCAGGTGCCAGTTTTAGCCATTACATCATCAACTATAGTACCAACTTTAGCCCCTACATCATCAGCAAACGTACCTAATCTTTTACCTATATCATCTACAAGTCCTTTTGCTTTTTCAGCAAATTTAGTTACTATTTTTACTGATTTTTGAAAGCCTTGTGTTAGACCGACAAAACCTTCACCATCAAAAAGAAATTTCATTGCTAATGCAGCTGCACCTGCTAGACCTAATAATTTTAAAAGGTTATTATTTTTATTTTTTTCCTTTTCAGTTATAAGCTTTTCCTTATCAGCATCTCCTCCTAACTTTGCTAAGTCTTTTTCAGCTGCTTTACCAAAATCAGTAACTATAACTGGTTCAGCCTTTTTTACTAATTCTTCTTTTTCTTCTCTTCCGGAAGTATTTATACCTTGAATACCATCTATACGAGAAGATAATTGCTTAATTAAATCACTAGTATCTGCAGATACTTTAGTAAGTAAAGATAAAGTTTCTAAAACTGTAACATCAGCCATGTAAATATTTATTTACATTATTAAATTACAAATAAATCTGGTGTTAATAAAAGCTTTTCTTGACTATTTGGAATAGTTATAAACTCTTCTTCATAATCTCTAACTTTTTCAATAAATTTAATAACCGGGCTTAAGGTAGAAAGATTTATTTGCTTTAAAAGTTTTAAGTTTTTAAAATCTTTTTTAATTTCAACTTCTGCATCATCTTCAAATTGAATTGAATCTACAAATTTTAAAATTTCATAAAGATAAATATCACTAACTAAATTATTATTAGAAGGATTATCTTTAAATTTTTTAGATAAAATTTTATTAACCATTGTATCTTTATTTAAAGTAGGTACCGAAACTTTAAATTTAAACCCATCCTTTTCTACAGTTTCATTGAAATCTATTACATTAATATTTTTATTGCGCTCTAAAATTTTAGATAAGTTAATTATTTCATCATCTTGTTCCATTTCTTCATTTATTTCTTTTCTAAAAGAAATTATTATATTTGTTCTATCTACTGAAGTCATTTTATCATAAACTTCATTTTCTAAGTTTTGTTTAATAATATTATTGAAGTTAGTATTAAATTTAATTATAAGATATATAGGGTTAGTTTGTAATAAAGATATATCAGATACAGAATCTAAAATAACACTTTGTTGATCAACTGTTAATGATTTTAATTCTATATCACTTTGTAATGTAGGTGAGTATGAAACAACATTTTTTTTATTAGATTGAATCTGTTTTAAAAGTGAATTAAAATTATCTTCCATATCGTTATTTATATAGTAGGATTAGTATTACCACCTTCTCGTTTTTTAGATTCTTCTTTTTCTTTAATAAATTTATTAAGAAAAATTCTAAGTTCAGGTAAACCATACATATTAAAAACTGAAGGGTCAAATTTTAAATAATTCATAACACTATATTCTATATCATACATTTCATTTAAATCAGATTCAAATAAATTTTTTAAAAATAAAATCATATTTGTATCGTATAAATTTATTTCTGTTTCATTTATATAATTTAAATAAAAATTAGAAATATAATTATCGAAATTATTAGATAGTTCCTTTACTTCAAAACCTAATAAATTTTGTAATATTATTTCCTTTTCTTTAAATGAAAATTTTTCTATTAATTTAATATCATCTTTAATTTCAAAACTATAAAAATTATCTACTAAACAATCAAATTTATTTTTATAAAAAATATTTTTGGGAATATTAAATGTCATATTTTTATATATAAATTTTTCATTTTTATAATTAATACTATCTATTATTTTATTAGTATCATATAAAAATTGTTTACCGTTTACACTTAATTGTATTTCTTCTCCTAAAATAATACTTCTTATTAAAATTAGTATTTTTATTTTATCACCTATATGTAAATTTTTATTACTTTTAACTTGACTAGATATTAATCTTTCAAATATATCTGCAATTTTATTATCTTCAGCCGATAGTAAATTTTTAACTAAGTTTTTGTATTCAAAATAACTTAATTCAGTTATTTTATAATCATCATAATAGTATGAATTCATTAATAAAAAGGATTAATAGCTTTTAACATCTCTTCAACGCTAAGATATAAATTACTACTTATCTCATAATTATCAAAAGTCCATGTAGTGTTAAAATTTTTAACTCCTTCATCTTCTTGATACCCGTAATCTCTATTTGAAATAGATGTAGGAACGCAATTATAAAATCTCCAAGTTTTTCTAGGTATTTGGGATAAACCTTCTTTACTACGTGTATATTGAACAACTGTTAAATTAGTTTTAGGGTTTTTCAAAAGTTCAATAGGGTCATTAGGGTTTCTAGCTACTAAACCATAATGAGATGCCATAATAGTCCAAGGTCTCATTACAAAATCTACAAATGAAGTATTAGTTTCTCTTAAAGCTAAATTAAAATTACCAAAATTATTTCTATTTTTTAGAACTGAACCAGGTATGAATCCTCGATTATTAAGTATAGTAGCTTTATCAGCTTCTACTTGATCATCAGGTATACTAAATTGATTAGCAAAAATACAACCAACCATACCTTGATTTTTAAAATTGGTTGTAGTTGCTTTAGGTAAATCTATATCAAAGCCCGTTGAACTCACTACCGGTTCTATATTCCGTAAAACTTGTGTAGTTAAACCTAATGGAAAATTATCAATTAAAACTATAAATTGAGTGTTTAAAGGTATTGAAGTATTCCATTGACTTAAACTATTTAAAAAACTTTCTCTAAAACTTACTAAAGGAGCCCCGGGTAAATTTGTACCAAATAATGATAAACCTGGTTGTGCTAAAGTTCCTCCTATTAATTTGTTTACAGGGTTACTGACCCCCCTTATAACATTATTAATTGAATTTAAAATTTTAGTAGGCATTTAAATATATTTATACAAAAAAAAGCTCTCCAATGGAGAGCTTAAAGTAGATTATATGTATATATTATTAGGCTGTTTGTCTAAAATAATGATATGTAATAGAAACATCAAAATCTTGAATAGTACCTTCAGCTGTTACATCATAATTTAATTGACCTATACTTTTTATTGCAACACCTACAAGTTGAAATTGCGATACTCTATCTAATTCTTTATCTAATAAGGCTAAATCAATTACACTATCTGCAGTAGGCATAAAATAGTTACCAGTACTATCAGCATCATCAAATGTATCATTTAACACTTGTAAGAATCTATTTCTTAGATCATAACTTTCATCACATCTAAAGGTAATAGTATAATTATCACTACCAGTATATTTAGCTACTCCGGGTACATTAAAGTCTAAACCCATATATGGTACGGTTTGAGATGTAATAGATTTACCAGGAAGATCTGCTGTTTTTGCATAAATTAAATCATCTTCATCGAAATCAATTTCAGTACCATTACCGAAATTAATATTTAAAACTCTAAATAAATTGTTTCTAGCAAAGTCTTTTGATTGAGCTTGAGTATAGAAATTTTGAATTGTTTGTCTAGTCTGTGCCATGGTTATTAATATTTATTCATTTATACCTAATTTATTAAGTAGCTAATAACATTTTATATGTTACACCATTAAAATTAATATTGAAAAAGTGAGTTGCTGATAAATCACCCGTAGAAGTAGCAGCTGTATTAGAATTTAATCCTAGACCAGAAAGTAGTCCTACTTGCGTATTAATTTTATCTAAATTAGTAGCTGAAACTTGAGTGGTATAAGTATATGCAGTACGAGCATACCCAGTAGTTATATATAAATCATCAGTTTCAGCAGTTAAAGCTTTAATTTGACCTAAATTAAATGCAATATCAATTGTTTGTTGTG